TCATTGCAGCTGGATTGCAGCCAGCATCGGCGCGGGCTCGGCCATCAGCGGCGTGACCCATTGCGCCAGGTGATCCGCCGACAGGTGCGCGTACCGCTGCACCATCTCCATCGTTTCCCATCCGCCCAGCTCCTTCAGCACCTGGAGCGGCGTGCCGCGCTGCACGTGCCAGCTCGCCCAGGTGTGTCGCAGGTCGTGCCAGCGGAAGTCGCGGATGCGGGCGCGCGCCAGCGCCTTGCGCCAGGCGGCCGTCGTGGTCTGGTAGACCGGCTTGCCCTGGTACACGAACACGCTGTCGACGAACTCGGGCGCGCGTTTCATCGCGCGCTGGCGCAGCAGCACGGCGATCGCCGTGTCCGACAGCGGCACCGTGATTGCCTTCTTCGCCTTCGCCTGGTCGGGGTGGATCCACGCGACGCGCCGCGCGATGTCGACCTGCGACCATTGCAGCCCGGTCACGTTCGAGCGGCGCAGGCCCGTCTCGAGGCTGAAGCGCGCCATCTCGGCCAGGTGGCCGGGCAACTCGGCCAGCAGCCGTTCCGCTTCCGCCTGGCTCAGCCAGCGGATCCGCTTCTCCACGACCTTCGCGCGCTTCGTCACCGGCGCGCGGTCCAGCCAATCCCATTCGACGGCCGCATTCAGCACGGCCTTCAGCACGCCGATCACGCGGCGCACCGTGCCGGCGCTGGCGGTCCGGTCGGTCGTCACGATGCCGCGCTTCGTGCGGATCACGAGCGGCTCGCGGCGCTTCTCCAGCGCGATCGCGTCGACGCGGTCGCGGTCGATGTCGGCCAGCGCGACGCCGGACAGGTGCCGGTCGAGCCAGCGCAGGTGCGTCTTCGACGTTTCCAGGCTCGGCAGCCCGTCGCGCTCGCCGACGTAGCGCACGACCGCATCGTTCCACGTGTAGCGCGGCTTCCTGCCGAGCCGCGCCTGATTCCACAGGTCCACCTTCAGGCGGTCGTGGAATTCCTGGGCCTGCTCCCTGTTGCGGGTGCCAGTGCTTCCCTGTACCGGCGTTCCGCCGCCAGGGGGGTACAGCTTGTATTGCCAGTTCGGGCTGGTCTTCCGTTTGTAGAGCGACATGGTTCAACTTCCTCCTGCTGATCGCCCTGTGCGCTGCGCGGGAGCCATTCTCCGGCGAGGTAGCGCTGCAGGGCGACGGTCGAGAACATCCAGCGCTTGCCGACCTTGCGGCCCGGCAGCGCGCCGGCTTTGGCTTTCAGGCGCACCGTCTCGGGATGGGCGCCGAGCATCGCCGCCGCGCCGAGCAGGTCGATCGTGTGCAGCGGCGACGCGTCGGCGCGCTGCGCGGGGGGCGCACACGCAGCGCAACCCGTGGATTCGTGGTTTTGGCCCGTTGTCTTCATAACCGTATGATTTTTATGGGATATCTATGCCGCGGCGCGCCACGGGTCAGCCGTGGATGCCGCTGCCGACCCGTGGCGCGAAAAACTGTCGGGTGCGCCGACCCGTGGCAAATCGCCGATCACCCGTGGCGCGGCCGCCGGACGGATTTCGTGCCTTTCTCCCTGTTCTTTCTTCTTCTTTTTCAATGAATTAGAGAGAAGAAGGAAAGGGGCGACGGCGCTCGCCCGGAAAACCGTACGCGTGGCAAAAACGGCCCGACCCGTGGCGAAAACCGGGTGGCGCGTGGCAGCACTTGCTTCTGAAATCAAGCACTTAGGTGCGCACCTCCACGAAAACCACGGATTTTCCGCGCTGCCTGCGCCACCCGTGCGGCAATCGACGCCCGCGCGCGGCCGCTGCATCGTCCGGGCGCGGCTCATGCGCGTGCGCCTTGCCGCGCATCGCTCGCGAGATCCTCGCGCACCGCGACGTACAGCCCGAACGCGGCCAGGCGTTCGAGCGACACCGGCACGAGGTGCGCGACGCGCCGGGTATAGATGCGGCGCTCGACTTCCCTGTCGCCGACGACCACGCCCGCGTGCTTGAGCTGCGCCTTGAACACGCGGTCGGACTTCACCGGCAGCCCGTTCCACTTGTCGCGCAGCGCGCTCGTGTGCGCGATGTGATCCATCACGTGCCCGGTGCGCAGCAGCAGGCAGAACTCGCCGTCGACGGTGTCGAACGTGTACGGATGCTGGTAGTTGCCGCCGTCGATCTCCGACAGCACCGTTTCCATGATCCACACCCACGGCTCCCGATCGGCGCTCGTCTCGGCGACGTGGCCGTTCATCTCGGTGATCAGGTCGCGCGGGAAGTCGCCTTCGCTCGGATCCATGCCGGCGAATTCGCACAGGTAGCGCCACGCGAGCGCGACGGCCGCGTAGTTGCCGGCCATGCGCCGCGCGCCGTCGTCCTCGCCGCTCGCGCGGCAGTGGGCCAGCGCCTTGTCGCGCAGCGTCGCGTACTGCTCGAGCGCCGTGCGCCGGTCGAGGCCCGCGAGGAACGCGAGCCATTGCCGCACCGGGAAGCGCGGCAGGTCGTCGGGCATCAGCGGGCCGCGCTTGCCGGTGAGCGTGGTGCGTACGAGCTTGCCGAGCAGGCTGCGCACCGGCACGTCCTCGCCGGCCAGCATCACGGGCGCGCACAGCAGGTATTCGGTCATCTCGGCGCCGCGCCGCGTCACCGTGTACTGGTAGTTCTCCTGCAAGAGGCCGACCGCCTTGTCGATCACGTCCTGCCGGCGCGCCGACAGTTCTTCCCAGCCGACCGGGTGGCTCGTGTGGCTGATGCTGGTCAGCAGCCGGAACTCGGTCTGCAGCGACTGCCCGGAGAACATCGTGAACGCGAGCGAGCGCTCGAGCCGCTTGATCAGCGTCGACTTGCCCGCGCCCTTGTTCGCCTGGATCGTCAGGTGCGGCCAGAAGCCGAGCAGCGCCTTCAGGTGGCCGCCGAGCGCCCACACGAGCGGGATCGTCGCGGCGTTCTGCCGGAACGTCGCCTGGTATGCGGTGATCACGCGGCGCGCGTCGCTCGCCGGGCCGCTCGGGAATGTCAGGTTGTGATACGGGCACTGCTTGTCCGCTTCGGTGAAGTAGCAGTCCGGGCCTTCGTTGACGATCAGCCGGCCGTCGCGCCACGCGAGCCCGACGAAGTTCGCGGCCTGGCGCGCGCCGAGATCCGCGCCGCGCTCGAGGATGTTGACCATCCGCTTGAACGGCGCCGGCGCCCAGATCGGGCCGAACTTGCCCCACTGGTCGACGTTGTGCAGCTGGTCGTCGAGCATCACGCGGCGGATCAGCTGCGCGCCGTGGCGCGGCGCCTGCACGGAGACGGCGAAGTAGACGGTCGGCGCCTGGTCGGCGTCGCCCGTCATCGTCGACGTCGCGCTCGCAACCGACACGCGGCTGATGCCGGCGATGCGGAAGCCGCACAGATCCGTCATCACGGGCGTCTCGACGCCCGATTCCTCGTTGCGGTCCAGCTTCGTGATGTAGCTCGTGAAGTCCGGCCGCGTGCGGAAGCGCCAGTACTGCGCGAAATCGTGCGGCGGCAGGAAGATGCGCGGCCGGCCGCGGCGCGTGGCGTCGCCGGCGAGGCCCGCGATCAGCCACGGTTCGAGCTGCTCGAGCGCGCGCGCGAGCTCGGCCGGGCCGCGCAGCTGCAGGTAGTCGTTCACGTCGTTGATCGGCTGTTGCACCTTCTCGCCGTCCGCGAGGTCGGCGAGCCAGCTGGCCTGGTCGACGAGCACCGCGCTGATGTTCAGCGCAGTGAGCCGCTCGTACAGCGCCCACGCGGCCTCGGGGCCGGGGCGGCGGCCGGCGCGCGGGTGGCCGTCCGCGAACGGCGCGTCGTTGTCGAGGCAGATCACGACCTGCTTGCCGCGCAGGAACGTGAAGTCGATCGCGTCGACGTTCGCGAGGCCGCGCAGCGCGAGCGCGGCGGTGCCGGGCAGCGCGCAGGTGTCGATTGACAGCGCGTTGATCGCGCTTTCGACGAGGTAGACGCGCTTCGCGCGCTCGAGCCGGCGCGCGTCGGCGGTCCAGCCGTAGCCAGCCTTGTCGCCCTGGGTCTGCGTCTTCACGCCGCCGTTGAGCGCGGGGTCGACGTAGCGCATGTCCACCGCGACGACGCGCGCGTCGCCCGGCGCGCGCACCACGAACGCGGCGGCCGGGCCGCCGTGGCCGACGTCGCCGGCGGCGATCTTCGGGCTGGTCCACGCGTTGAAGCCGAGCGTGCGCGCGGCAAGCGCCGCGTCGATCGCCGAGTCGGCAATGCCGCGGCCGCCGAGGTACGCGCGCACGCGGTCGTGCTCGGCGAGGCAGCGATCGGCGATGTACTCGACGGTCGATTTCTCGCGGCGCTCCGCCGGCGCCGGCCGGTCGGCGGGGATCCCGTATGCGTCGTGGAGGTAGCGCACGGCGTCGGCGACGGTGCCGCCGCGCGCATGCATCACGAGGTCGATGCACGAGCCGCCGGCGTCGGCGCTGTGGTCGCGCCAGCCGCTGCCGTGCTTCGGGTGATTCACGAAGATCGACAGGGACGGGCTGCGGTCCTCGTGCTGCGGCGAGTGGTAGAGCGCCTTGTCGCCGCCGCGGCCGCGCCGCAGGCCGAGGCGGCCGGCGAGGTCGTGCAGGTCGATGCGCTGTTTCAGTTCGTCGATCGTGGCCATCGTTGGTGCGGGTTTATTGCTGTTGCTCGAATTGATGGCGCAGCGCATGCGCTGGATTGCCCGCGGTGGCGGGCGACGCGGCGAGCGCATGCAGCGCGGCGGCGGAGTGCGGGAAGCCGAGCGCCAGGCGATCGCCGAGGGCGGCGACGAAGCGGGCGAGCGTGCACTGCCGCGCGGCGCTGTCGGCCGGGTGGTCGAAGCTCAGCACGTCGGCGGCCGCCTCGATGGCGGCGCGCAGTGCCGCGTCGTGCGGTGCGGGGTCGGGATGGCGGCTCATGCGCGCGCCTCCCCGGCGAACGCGCCGGTGCGCGGCGCGAAGCAGTGAAACATCGGCTGGCCGGCAGGCATCGGGGCGGCACGGCCAAGGCGGGTCGAGATCATCGGTGTCCTTTTCGACGGCAAAAGCAATCCCTCGCGCCGCACGGGCACGATGCGAGGGACCAACAGGGAGTGGGGCTGCAGCCGGCCGGTCGTTCGCGAGAACCGGCCCCGCGGCGTCAGACGGGCAGCTCGAGCTGCGCGGCCATGCGCTCGCGCACGTGCGGCGAGAGCGGCAGCTGCAGCGACAGGTTCGGGATCGCGGACGGCGACAGCGTGCGTGCGAACTCCATGTTCACGACGTACGTGTGGCCGCACTCGGGGTTGCTGCACTGGAAGGTGATTTCGCGGAAGGTCAGCGACATTTCGCGGCTGCTGCGCGCGGTGGCGCGCGTGCGGCAATGCGGGCAGCGGTTCAGGATTCGCATTTCGTGTTACTCCGGGCGAGAGACCGCGCGCGGCTGTGCCGGCGCGCTGCAACGTTGGCCGATCGGCGAATGGGCGCACGCGCGGATCCGCGCCAGAATCGACACACCGGATGCGGCGTGCAGTGCGATGCGCAGGCGGGCGCGTGCGGGATCGGGAGACATGAAGGCGCGCAGGTTCATCGGCGGGCGCTGCGCGAGCGGGGCGCGGCGATCGCGCGCAGGTGGCTCGCGCCGATGCGGATCAGTTCGCGCGCCATGCTCGACATCGAGCGGTTGCGCTGCGCGGCGAGCTGCTCGAGCTCGCCGCGCTCGGCGGGCGTGAGCCCGACGTAGACGGGCTTGTCCGACATCGTGCCGCGCGGCGAACGGCGCGGACCTGGGGTGGTGGTCATGGTCGGTATACTTTGCGAGTTAGTCTTGCGTTACGGTAAGGCCAGTGTAATGAGCAAAAAACGGCTCGTCAATATTAATGGGTAATTTATGGCACATATCGGAAGTCGCTTGCGGGATGAGCGCTTGCGGATCGGGCTCAGCCAGGACGAGTTTGCGACCGTGGGCGGCGTCGCGAGACGCTCGCAGTCCGCATATGAGTCGGACGAACGCGCGCCGGATGCGGGCTATCTGCTGGCCGTTCGCGAGATCGGCGTCGACATCGGCTACGTGCTGACCGGCGAGCGGTCCGCCGGCGGTGGCGGAGCGGCGGCGGAGCAGGGCGCCCGCGACGCCGACGAGGCCGACGTGCTCGCGATGTACCGGCAGCTCAACGACGCCGGCAAGGCATCGCTGCATGCGTTCCTCACGAGCTGCATCAACACCGGCGCGATGCTGCAGCCGGCCGCGCCGCGGCGCGCGAAGCGCCTGCCGGAGAATCGCCGCGCGGCGCTCGATCAGCGCACCGCCGAGAACGTCGATCGCGCGAAGGCCGAGCTCGAGCGGCTGAAGGCCGAGCGCGCGGCGAAGGGATCGGGCAAGTAGCCGCGGCGTGCGACCGGCGCGGGTGTTTGCACGCCGGCGAGCGCGCCGGAAACCGGCAATCATTCACCCGATCCGGGCAGGCGGCGGCGTGCCCAATCCTGAAAACGTGCTCCTGACACATCGGATAAAATCCGAACAATAACTGTATATCCATACAGTATTGGTTTAGCATTCTGAAAGCCGGTAAGGCTGGCGACGGTGGGAATTCCGAGGCTACCCCGTCGTGTCGGGCGGCCTTGCGGTCGATGATTGTGTTTGTGGAGACCGGAAGAATGAACAGCAACATGCAGCACAACAACAGTACGACTGGCGCGGCGGCGCCTGCTGATCATCATGCGGACACAGGCGGGGCGCCGGCGTTCTCGCCGCCATGTCGTACGAACCTGACCGACGACGAACGGGCCGACGCGCATGCCGCGATCGACTGCGCGATGCAGTCGATCGGCCAGGTGCTCGAGGCCGCGCTGCAGGCGATGGCGAACCTGCGCGATGCGCGCGCCACGCTGGCGCCGCCCGACGACGGGCGGGACGCACGCCTGAGTCTCGGCGCGCGCCAGCAAGTGCGCTGAGCGTCGGCCATGCCGCACCGTCGCGACCGGGTCACGCGACGACGTGCGGCGCCGGCTCCCGGCTGCGCGTGCGCTGCGCCACGCGAACGGGATCCGGAATCGCCACGCAGGCCGGCCCTTCTTTCCTCCACATGTCAGTCGCGCGTTTCAGCGCCTTTCCCCACTACCTGAATTCCCTACGAGCTTGATCGAACGGCGCGCCGTCAGGGCTTGCCGGCCGGCTTGCGGTGCGACTTGTCCTGCTTGTCCTTCTTGTTCTTCGAATCGTCGCGCACCTCGAGCTCGAGTTCCGTCGTGAAGCCCGTATCGGCGAACTTGTGCGTCGCCTTCTTCACGAGCCACGGCGTGTCGTCGATTTCCGGCTTGAATCCCGACACGGTGACGGGCATCTCCGGAAACAGCTCGGGCCGGCCGAGCGCGAGCGCGTAGGTCATCGTCGCCTGAAGGCGCTGGATGCGCCTGAATTCGGCCTGCGCGGCCGCGCGCGCTTCCGCTTCGGTCGCATAGTCCTGCGGCAGCACCTTCGTGTTCTTGCCCTTCTCGTCGCCGACCACCACCGACTTGCGCTGTGCCTTGCCGTTCGAGTGGTAGTTCGCGCGCACGGCCGCGTAGCTGTCGCGCTGCTCGATCTTGTAGTGATGCTGGTCGCCGCTCGCGCGCGTGAGCGGCAGCACGTCGAGCGGCCTGCCGCTCGCCGTCTTGCCGCCGCCGATCGGCAGGAACAGCAGGTGGCGGGTCTTCACGGTCATCACGGCGTCGTAGCGCTTCGCGAGACGCGTCAGGAACGACAGGTCGGATTCGTGCGTCTGGTCGATGTGCTCGATCAGGATCTGCGCGAGCGTCGCGTCGATGGCCGTCTTCAGCCCGTGGCGGGCCGCGATGGCCTGCACGATCGCGCCGATCGTCTGCTGGTGCCAGCTTTTTTCGCGGCGCTCCTGCATGCCGTTCGTCATCGACGCCGAGCGCGCCGTGATCCGGATGGTGTCCGGCGCGCCGGTGTGTTCGACCGTGTCGACAGTGAACTTGCCCTTGTCGACGAGCGGCTCGCCGACCCAGCCGATCGATACCGCGATGGTCGCGCCGCGCAGCGGAATCGCGAACGTGTTGCGCGTGTCGTCGACCGTCAGCTCGAGCGTGTCGGCCTCGTCCGCGCGCGATTCGGTCAGTTGCAGGCTGACCAGGTTCGGCGCGATCAGGCGAGACAGGTCGCGGCCGTCGAGCGTGATCCGGTAGTCGGCCTGCGGCTGCAAGCGCCCGGTGCGGGTCGGCCGTTCGCCCGGCTTGCAGTCGAACGTGCTCATCGTGCGGCCGCTCCGTCGTCGTTCGCCGGCGGCGCGTCGCCCTGCGTGCTGTCGTCTTCCGCCGACGGCGCCGCGGCCAGCGCGCTGTCGTCGACGCGCTTGAGCGTCACATCGAACTCGATCTTGCGCGGCACGCCTTCCTTCGTGTGATACGTGCCCGTTATGTTCAACGTCTCGATGACGTACGCGCCATAGACGTAGCCCTGGCCGTCGACGAGCACGTACGCGTCGCCGACGTCGCCCATCCGCGCGAGCGCCTCGACCGACGCGATCTCGCCGATGCCGTTGTCGGGCGCGACCGAGCCGGACAGGGTGATCGTGTCATTGCCGACGCCGGTGAACTGGCTCGCATCGCGCACGCCGATGCGCGCGCTGGTGGCGTGTTTCCAGCCGCGCTGGCGCTTGAGCTCCCGGTACGGCGCGGTCGCCAGGCTGAAGACGAACTGGTTGAGCGACATCATCATGGGCAGGTTTCCTTTCCTTGCAGCGGACAATCAATCGGACAGGCGCGAGCCGGTGCGCAAGGCCTTTTCGCGTTCGCGGCGGTCCATCTCGGCACGCATCGCGCGAACGAAGTCTTGCTCGTTGGCGCCCGGCGGCGTCGTGATGTTGATGGTGACCGGGCCGGACGCCGGCACGGCGCTCGCGGCGGTCGGCGCCCTGAGCGGCTGGTGGTAGTCGAGCGACGTATTGAGGCGCGCGAGCGGCCCGGTGGCGGTGGGCGAGTTGGCGGCGAAGGCGGGCGTGGCGACCAAGCTCGCCGCTGTCGCGATCGTGCCGACGGTGCGCGCGGCGCGCGCCGTGCCGGCCGCGGCGCCGTCGCCGGCCGCGTCCGCAGCCTGCAGGCCGAGCTTTTCCCGGAGCCAGCCGAGCGCCGAGGTGCCCAGGTTGCCGATCGTGTCCTTCAGCGCGCCGAGGCGATTCGTGATGCCGTCGATGAGCGCGGAAATCAGGTTGCCGCCGATTTCCATGAAGCCTGCGCCGAGGCCCTTGAACCAGTCGTTGATGCCGCCCACTGCGCCCATCACCCACTCGACGGTGGCGCTCCATTTCGCGGCGATCCAGTCGACCGCGGCGCCGAACGCGCCCTTGATCCCTTCCCACATCGCGATGAACATCGGGCCGAGCGTGTCCCAGTGTTGCCAGATGTAGATCGCGGCACCCGCAAGCAAGGTGATCGCGAACAGCAGCGGGTTTGCCATGAACAGCCGGCCGAGTACCGAGAACGCCTGCCCGACCATGTTGAACGCGCTGACCATCGACATCGCGAAGCGCAACACCGCGATCGATCCGAGCACGGTGCCGAACACGCTGGCGAGCGTGCCGACGGCGACGAACAGCCCGGCGAGCACCGTCAGCGTGGTGACGATCACGTTCGCGGCCGTGCGGTGCTCGCGCATGAACCCGACCACTTTGCCGATCGCGGTTGCCGTGAGGTCGAGCGCCTTGTTGTAGATCGGCGTGACCCGCTCGCCGATCTCGAGCTTCAGGTCGCGCAGCTGCGCGTACATCGCGAGCTCGCGGCCCTGCGTCGACTCCATGCCTTTCGCCTTCATCGCACCGATGCCGTCGGCGGCGCGTGCCTGCTTTTCGGTGTCGTGGATCTGCTCGCGCTGCTCGTACATCGTCGTGAGCAGCTTGCCCGCGGCCTGGTCGGGGAACAGTTTCGCGATCGTGTCCTTGATCTTCTCGGGGCTGGTGATCCCCTTGGCGGCGAGCTTCGGCAGCAGCTCCTTTTCGAGCCATTCGAGCGGCGACGCCTGCAGCATGTCGCTGTGCGCCAGCGCACCGGGCTTGAGCCCGGTGACTTTGCCGTTCTTGCCGTGCTCGACCAGCTTCGGATCGACCAGGCCGAGCTCCGTCAGCTGCCGCACGGCGGGCGCGCTCGTCTTGCTCTTGAAGAGCGCCGCGAGGCCCTGGCCGGCGGCCTTTCCGCCCAGCTTCTCGATGAGCGGCTGCATCTGGTAGTAGAACGTGTCCGTGCGCAGCTTCTTGGCCGCATCGCCGCCCTCGTCGGCGAATTTGCCCCACTCGTCGCCGCTGACCTTGGCGCCGGTGGCCGTCATCATTTTCTGCACGATGTCCGCTTCGGCGCCGAACGCCGCCTTGTCCTTGGTGCCGCCGCGCAGGTCGATCACCTTCACCATGCTCATGATCTTTTCGAAGTTCTTCTTTCCCTCGTCCTTGCCGTACAGCGACTCGTTCGCGAATTTCATGTCCGCGAGCAGCGGCATCGTGGTCTTGGCGCGCTGCTCGTCGCCGCCCACCTCGGCCAGCGACTGGCGCATCAGGCTCAGGTTGTCGATGGTCGACTGACCATACGCCTGCTGCGCGCGCGCGAATTTCACCGCGTCGGCCGACGCACCCATCGCGCGGATCTGCAGCGTCTCGCTTTCGGCCTGCTTCGCGGCGTTGAGCGGCTCGGACAGCATGCCGAACATCTCCTTGCCGGTGCCGGTGATCGCCTTGCCGCGTGCAGCCATCTTCTCGCCGACGCCGCGCAGCGATTCGATCCGCGCGCGCCGGGCTTCGGCGCGCTGCTCGCGCTCGGCGTCGTAGCCGCGCACGCCGGCGTCGATCATCGACCGGCGCGACGCCATGGTGTCGCGCAGGTTGCGTTCGTCGCGCGACAGGTTGCGCGTGTCGATGCCCGCGCCGGCGAGCTGCGCGCGCAACTGGCCCACGCTGCCGGCCTGCCGGTCGTGCGTGGCCGCCAGGCTCGCGGCGGCGCGTCGCGCGTTGTCGAAATCCTGGATCATCTGGCGCGACGGCGAGCTGGACGCGGCCAGCGCCTGGCCGAGCGCGTCGACGCGTGCGCGCGCGCCCTTGAGCGCGGTTTCGGTATCGGCGAGGCCGCGGCGCATCTCGCGAAACTCGCCGACGCGCTGCTGCGTCTTCGCCATCTCATCCAGCTCGCGGCGGCTTGCCTTCAGCGAGTCGGCCAGCCCCTTGTTGCCGGTCAGGATCATTTGCAGGGGCTTCGTCATGTTGTCGACCATGTCGACCATGACGCGCAGTTTCAGGGTGTTGTCCATCGTCGCTCGTTTCGCTCATTCGGCGCCGGCACGCACGCGTGCGCGCTCGCGCCAGTCCATCAGCTCGGCCAGGCTGAAGGCATCCATCACGGGCGGGGTCCAGCCGAACACCGTCGCGATGTCTGCCATCGGGTCTTCTATGCGGTCTGGGAGGCCAGTCGGGATTTCACGGCCTTCGGCATCAAAAAACCGGCGAAGATGCCCCCCAGTTGCACGAGGTCGGCGGGGTCGATGTTCGCGACATCGGCTTCGGTCAGCATCGGCGAGCTGATGCGCGGCAGCACCTTCGACAGCGCGGTGACGTCGAGGCTGACGAGGTCGGACAGCGACACGCCGCGCAGCTCGCCCGCTTTCGGCTTGCGCAGCGTGATCGCGTCGATCGTCTGGTTGCCGCGCACGAGCGGGGTGTCGAGCGTATGCGTGGCCGGATCGTCCTGCGCGGGCGTTACAGCCGGTGCGCTCACGGCGGCGGCGGGCGCGGCGGCCTGGAGGTCGGTCACGGCCTGGTCGTCGGGTTGAATCGGGTTCATGGTGGTCCTGTCGGATGAGAAGGGGGTGATGCGGGTTCAGGCCCGGCCGGTGGCGCCGGCCGGGCCACGGATTACAGGCCGATCGCCTTGCGCAGTGCCGAGAACAGGTCGTTGCCGTTGACCTTCTCGACCATGTTGATGAAGTCGATCTCGATCAGGTCCTGGCCGTTGACGGACAGCTTGTAGTAGCTGGCGACGGTCGTGACCTTGAACGCGTTCTCGTCCTTGGTCTTCGCCGTGCCCATGTCGATCACGCTGTGACGGCCCTTGATGATGATCTCGATCGCGTCGACGCTGGTCGAATCCGCGGCCTGGTAGCCGCCGGCGAAGCGCAGCAGCACGCCGTCATGCTTCGTGATCGCGTACTGGCTGAGCACCGAGCGCATGAAGCCGCCGCAGGTCCATTCGATCTGGATCGCTTCCTGGCCCATGTCGATCTTGATCGGGCCGTTCATGCCGCCGGCCTGATAGTCCTCCATCTTGCGCGTGAGCTTTGGCAGCGTGACGTCGACAACCTGCCCGACGAAGTTCTCGCCGTTCTGGAACAGGTTGAATCCCTTGAGTTTGCGAGGCATACCCATTGTGTGTGACTCCTGGTGAGGCCGGACGTCAGGCGCTGACGCGCGTGGCGAAATCGGCGAGATAGCGGTCGGTGATGCGCTGGCGCAGCATCAGGTTTTCGAGCGGCGGCACCGGCGTGTACTCGTAGTCGATGTATGCCTTGCCGGACTTCAGCACGTCGGTCGTGTTCGGCTCCGGGTCGTACCAGGCCGAACCGCCGATCAGGTAGCCCTGCGACGTCCATTCACGGAACTTGCCGTTGATGGTCTCGATGATGTCGCGCGGCAGCGACGGGTTGAGCGGGCCGTCGATGATGGCCATCTGCGCTTCGGCGATCGAATCGGCGATCACGTGCGCGGTGCGCGTGTAGTTCTCGAACGCGAACAGCGGATCGTCCGAGCACGTGCGCGAGCCCCAGAAGCGGAAGCCGTTGCGGTTCACGAGCGTGGTCACGTCCTGCCCGTTCAGGAAGCCCGCGTCGGTTGCCGGATCCTGCAGATCCCACGACACGTCCGCACTGATGCCCGTCACGCCGTTCACGCCGACGTTCGACAGCGTCTTGTGCCAGCCCGTGTCGTTGTCGATCTTCGCGCGCAGGCCCGCGGCGTACGCGGTGGCCGGCACGACGACGGTCGAGTTGGTCGTGTCGTCCCACGCGAGGAAGTCCGGCCAGATCACCATGATTTCGCGCTGGCTGAACTGCTTGCGATATGCAACGGCTTCTTCCTTCGTCTTGGCGCCGTTGGCCGACACGTATGCGAACGCGCGCAGCGACTGCGCGATCGACGCGAACGCGGCGGCGACCGGCTGCGTGTCGAGGCCCGGCGCCGCGAGGATGCGCGGCTTCACGCCGAAGCGCGCCTGCGCGGTGAGCAGCGCCTTCATGCCGGTGTACTTGCCGTCGGCGGTGACGGCACCGATCACGTTGGTGTTCGTTTCGGCGGCGTCCTTGCCTTCGGCGACGCGCACGACGACCGTGACGGGCTTGGTCTGGCGGCCGATCGCGTCGAGCGTGCGGCGCAGCGTGCCTTTCTTGCCGGCCTTGCCGAGCGCGGCGACGACGTTGGTCAGGAGGACCGGCGTGTTGAGCGGGAAGGCGGTGGCGTCGGCGTCGTCGGCCGTGCAGACGATGCCGACGACGGCCGTCGAGATCGTGCGGATCGGACGGCTGCCTTCGTTGATTTCGATGACGCGTACGCCGTGGTGGTAATCCTGCGGCATGGTGTGCGACTCCTATGTGGTCAAGTGAGAGAAACGGGAGGATTCCCGGGCGGATCAGGCCGCGCTATCCGCGACCGGAACTGCAGGTGTGCCAGGCTCGGCCGGCGGCGCCGGCGGTGCGGGCGGAGGCGGCACGTACGGCGCCGGCGTGGCGGGCCACGCGATCGCATTCGGGAACGTGTCCGCCTGGATGGCCGAGACGAGCGCCATCTGGTATGCCGACCAGGCCTTGAAGGTGTAGATGCCTTCGTCGTCGAGCAGGCCCGCGGCGTACGCATCGGCCTTGCCGGCGTTCGCCTTGCGCGCCGTTTCCAGACGCTGTTCGAACTCGGCCATCGCCGCTTCGCGCTTCTCGCGCTCGAGCAGCGCGGGCGGGACCGTCCATGCGCCGTCGAGCCATGCGTGGCGCGGCGACGGCCGCGGTTCGGTGGTCAGGCCGAGGGCGTCGGGCGTCGTGCCGGCGGCGGAGATCTCGACGGGCTCGCCGGTCGCGGTGCGGTAGCAGACGCGACCGCGGAAGTCGGGCAGCAGGGCCCATGCGTTGTCGCGGTAGAACGGCCAGGTCGTCGGCGTGCGCGGCGGCGGTGCGTCGAGCGTGGCCGAGGCCGGCACGAGCCAGCGTTCGGGGTTGCGCGGGTCGGCGTCGGGCTGGCTGCTGCTCAGGTATTCGCCGGTCGAGTGGCTGTAGTGGTGAATCAGCATGGTTCGGTATCCAGGTTAATAGGCGCGGATCATGGCGAGCATTGCGACGTTGCGGGGGCGTGCTTCGTTGCCGCCGTCGGCGTTGACGGTGATGGCGTGGCTGTGATTGCCGGCGCCGCCGATGCCGACGTTGTGGCCGTGGTTGCCGGCGTTTTCCGTGTTGAATTCGTGGTTGTGCGCGCCGGCTCCGGACGTGAATGCCCACGGGTTGTCGTTGTCGGCGCCGCCGTTCGAGCCGACATGATTCGTGGAATGCGTACCGAATGGAGCGACGCCCGATTCGCTGTATGGCGCAACGTGCTGGTGATCGCCCACGCTGCCGGTCCAGCCGTGGTGGCCGTGCAAGCCCTGCCCGTCGGTCCACGCCGAGTGCGCGTGGTCGCCGACCGCGGCCGCGCTCGCGCCGTGGCCGTGCGATTTGTTCTGGTGGTTCTGGAACGAGCCGATCGCCCGTTGCGCGTCGATGTCGTCGCGGCCGTCTGCCCAGCAGCGAATGAATTCGCCGCGCAGCTCCGGAAGGCGGAACGTCGTCGTGCCGTCTCCGGACGAGAAACAACCCCAGCGCTCCTTGCGCCAGTCGTCATCCGACACCAGTGCGCCGCTCGCTTGTGCATAGGCCCACAGGCCGGGGTAGTCCGCACGATTGACGAGCGCGCCGTTGGCTTTCAGGAAACCAGCACGCACCGTCGTGCGAGGCTCGAACACGATCTGGCCGATGGCCGACGTCGAGAGGGCGGCCAGCACCCATTCGGTCGTGGCGAGCGCTTTCGAGCGATCGCCGGCCGCGGGCGTCGGTGCCTGCACGGGCGTCTGGAAGGTCGTGCCGCCCGGCGTGAACGAAACCTGCGGGATCGAGTTGCAGGTGACGCCGAACACGCCGTCGGCGGTGTGGTAGAGGCCGGTGTCCGGTGCGCCGTCGTTGATGAACGTGAGCGACGGCGCCTGCGCGCTGCCTTCCGCCAGGTAGATCCGCTTGCCCGGGTCGAACCAGAGATCGCCTTGCATCGTGCCGCCCGTCCGACGATCGAGCGGCGTCAGGTTTCCGGTGTGCCATACCGGATTGCCGTTGATGCGGAAGGTGTGATCGTCAAGGATGTACTGGAACGAGTCGGCTTTTCCCCACCAGCCGACCGAATGGGCGTTGGCGTAGAAGTGACCGTCGACGGGGCCGAGCCTGATGTGACCTTCGTCGGTACTCCTCCCGATTGCGAGGTCGCCGCCGATGTTCGTCAGGGAACCGCTGTCACTGATGCGGACGATCCCGTCGGCAAGCGACCAGGCGAACGGGCGGAAATCATTCCACTGGCCATCCGGATCGCCCTTCTTGGTCGACAGCAGATAAACGTTCGTGCCGTCGTTGCGCAAGAATGCGCCGTAGTCGCCGAAGACCGCCCGGAAATGCGCACCTGTGGCATCCATTGCGCGGGCGGACAACCCGCCATTGAACGACGCGCCGCCGCCGGCCTGGATCGCGTTGTGGCCGTCATCGCCGATCTCGCCGACGACCAGGCGCTTCGGAACGGAAAACACCTGCGTGCCGCGGTCGACGCGAAACGCGGGGAACTGCGTGACGCCGTCGTCCGCGAATGCGTTCAATCCGAAGTTGTTGCCGCCGTTGCCCCCCGTTGCCGCGCCATCCCGCTTGAACAGGGACCAGCGAACCTTGCCGCCGTCAGCAAAGAACAGCGTCGAGAAGTTGCCGGCGCCACCGTCGATCGAGCTCGCTTTCGAATAGCTGGTGCCTTCGGTGACGGTATTGCCGCCGACCAGCAGCCGCGAGCCGCCGTCGTCGTTCCTGACGTCGCCGACCATCACGCGACCGCCGTAGGCGATGCGCACGGCGCGCGCCTGGTTCGCATCGGTCTCGGGATCGTTGACGGCTTTGTTGAGCCACAGATCGACGTATTCGCGCCCCCACGCCCCGTTGTCGAAGCCCGCCCGTACTGTCGCGATCACGCGTGTGCCGGTATCGGCGTTGTTGCCGCCGAACGTACCGTGCAGGCGCACGCGGCTTTCCCGGCCGGTCTTGCCGGCCGGCGGGCGAACGATGACGTGTGCGGTGTCCGGACCGGCATCGAACTCGGTGACCACAGGGCCCGTGAACTTCGCGCCGGTCAGTGCCGCATACCGCGACGCGGCGGTCTTCGGCGTCAGCACGCGCGTGTCGTCGGCGCCGCTGTTCACCTCCGCCTGCGTCGCCAGCTCGACCACCCCCTGCCGCTCGGTCGTCGCCGGCGGATTCAGGAACGACGCGTCGCCGAACACGAGCTGCGTCGCGTCGATCGTCGCGAACTGCATGTCGGTCGACAGCAGCAGTAACGCGGCCGGCGACTTCTCCATGATCGGCGTCGCCTGGCCATACGCAGCCAGCAGCACGCCGTTGTCGAGGTAGAGGCCGAACCCGTAGAGCGAGTACTGGTCTGCCGTGTCGTCCTTCAGCGTCGCGTGGATCGTGTCCGGCGCGATGTTGGCGCCGCCGAACGTCGTGATGCGCTTCAGCTCGTTCGGCAGCTTCGCGAGCCCCTTGTCGGCGACGAATGGTGCGTTCGCCAGGCCGATTTCCACGACCTGGCGGGCGGCCGTGCCGCCGTTGCCGGGTGCGACCAGCGCTGCGCGGCCGGCGTCGGTGATGATGATCTGGGTTGCCATGTGCGTTCAGTAGTCGGTGAGGTTCAGGCGGCGATAGGCCGCCACGCGTGCGGCGGCGCCGACCCGTTGCCGGCCCCGCATCGCGAAGCCCTGCGTGAACGTGTAGTGCGCCCGTACCGGCTTGGTCCGGTCGATTTCCGCGAGGATGTCGGCGACGTATTCGGCGGTCGGCGGTTCGCCCTCCTGGCCGCTGACCGTCATCACGATGTCGAACGTGCCGGGCCGGCCCGGCGGGTTCTGCTCGAACCATTCGCGCAGCACGAGGTTGCCGCCGAAGGTCGCGACGACGTCGCGCACGGCCGCGGCGGTGCCCTTGCGGCGCGCGATCGGGATCGCCTCCCTGACGCGCGCGCGCTTCACGTGCTCAGGCCAGTAGCCCTTCCACGCGTCGACGCCGAGGTGCCAGGCAAGCCACGGCAGCAGGTCGAGCCGGATCGCGTCGGGGTGCATCAGCGTCGCGAGCGGCGTGCGCACGTCGTCGATGCGGGCGTTCACGGCCGCGAGCTTGCGCTCGAGCCGGGTCGCATTCGGCGGCAGGATGTCATTCATTGCCGTACACCCCGCCGTCGATCAGCTCGATCCCGGTGCAGTACGGCGCCTGCTGCTTCGTCGCCGGAATGCCGGCGAGCGGGCTTTCGAGGATTACCTTCTGCACGCCCGCCGCGCGGGCGGCCGCGTAGATGCCGTCCAGCGTGACTTCCATGCCGAGCCGGTGCATGTCGTCCGCGTATTTCCGCATCGCCTTGTTGGCCTGCGCGAGCGCGACGGCGCGATCGGGGCCGGCGAAGAACACCAGGCGCGCGCGGATCGCGTAGCGCAGCACCTCCGCGCCGCGTACCGTCACCTTGTCGGTGAGCGGACGCACGTCGTCGGCCTGCAGCGCGGCGGTCACGGCCTTGAGCAGCGACGGGTCCGCGGTGCCGTCGCCGTCGCGCGCGAGCACCGTGACGAGCACTTCGCACGGCGCGGGGCTGACCGCCGACGCGTCGAGCACGCGGCCATCCGCATTGCGCGCGTGCGACACGTACGCGCCCTCGGGGCCGGCGACGGAGAAGCGCTGCGGCGCGAGCTGCGTGCGGGCGCGCAGATCGGCGTCGCTTTCCATGACGGCCTCGATGTTGCGTTCCGGGTCGGCGGGCGTGATCGTCAGGCGCTCGATGCCGAACAGCGCCGCGAGGTTGTCGAGGTCGCGGCCGGTCGCGTACGCGAGCATCACCGCGCGCGCCGCGTCGTTCACGCGCTGGCGCAGCACGAGCTCGCGGTAGGCGTTCTCCTGCAGCAACCGCACCATCGGCTCCGATTCGAGCGCGAGCGTGGCGGCGATCTCGGCTTGCTCCTCCGCCGGGTACAGCGCGACGAGTCGCGCCTTGCGCTCGGCCAGCAGCGCCTCGTAGGCGAGCGTCTCGACGACGTCGGGCGACGGCAGCTGCGACAGGTCGATCGGGGTCACGCTCATGCCGCGCTCCCGTGTACGACCGGCACGCGCGTCGACACGGCCGTGCCGCTCTCGCTCGTCCAGCCTTCGATGTCGAGATAGACCGTGCCGGATGCCGCGTCCGCGTCGTCGGACGAGAGCACGACGCGGGTGAGCGTGAGGCGCGGCTCCCAGCGCATCAGCGCGGTCGCGACGGCCGCATACAGGCGCGTGCGCACCGCGCCGTTGCCGGGCGCGTCGATCAGGTCGGGCAGCTCGGAGCCGAACGTGCGGCGCATCACGCACGACGCGAGCGGCGTCGTCACGATCTTGCCGATCGACTGGTAGAAGTGGCCGAGGCCCGAGATCGAGCGGCCGGTGCTTGCGTTCATGCCTTTCATTGCGGTTCGCTCACCAGTTGTCCATCGCCTTGTTCGCGGTGCTTGTGATGCGGCAGGCTGATGCCCTGCGACGTCACTTCGCGCGTGAAGGTGGCCGCGCCGTCGATCTGCATCGTGGCGCCGCCGCCCGCACCGCCCGTGCCGGTCATGCCGGCTTCGAACGCGAACGGGCCCTTGACCGTCATCGCGCCGGTGCAGGTCGTCTGCTGTGCATCGAGCGTGATGGTCTCGGCCTGCACGGTCGCGGATTTGGTCTGCACGACGACCGATTCCGGCGCGACGACACGCACGGTCGCGCCGGCCGGCAGCGTGGCCTTCAGCGCATGCGCGGCGTGGTCGTATTCGATCGATGCGCCGTCGGGGTAGACGCGCGTGTGCGTGTCGGGGCTCGACGCGGGCGCCGGCGCGGCGTCGGAAAAGAGGCCGCGCAGCGCGACGCCCTGCGCCGGATCGCCCATCGGGCAGAGCAGCACGACCTGCTCGCCCGGGGTCGGCGGCAGCCAGTCGCGCGTCGTGCCGGCCGCGCACGCGAGCCACGGAATCCAGTTGGTCTGCAGGCCGCCGCCGTCGGTGTCGGGGTCGCCGACCGAGACGCGGCACAACGCGGTCGCATGGTTGACCGCGAGGATCGTTCCCTTGCGCACCGCGTTGCGTGCCTGCCGTTGAGTTTCGTTAGCGTCCATGTGGTCATGGTGCCGGGCGGGGGCGTGGGGGGCGAGTGATGGCGTGTGTCGTGGCGGCGGAGACAAAACGTTCGCGATCGCGTGTGCGAGGGCGCGTCGAGCGTCGCGAGTCGATCGGGGTGACGATGCGCGGGGCACACGTTGCGCACGTCCTTCCTCGCCTTGACGGAGATGAAATGCGTGGGCATGACCGCTTACAAGCCGGCGGTCGACGCACATCTTGTTGGATGGATGAGGGGGGCTGAAGCGCTGATGGACGTTGCACGGATCGCCGGGACGACGTTTCGCGGAATCGTCATTTGACGCAGGACATCGGGACGCGCAGCAGCTCGGTTTGGAAGGAGGCGCGCAGCACGGTGTTTCGGTGCCGATGCAATTACCCGAAGCGGCAGGTGACAGAGAAGTAGATCAAGCCTGCTCGCGCAGTCGTGTGGCGCGTATTGGCGTTTAAGCAGCTTGGATTTGCGGATGAGTGGCAGTTGATTCCCGGACCGATGACATGTCACGAAGTGTGATGATCATCGGACGCGGAAATCCGCCCGAGGTTAGGGCGTTTTTTGGGGTTTCGCCGCAGGAAACCGTGGAGCCTTGAAGGGCGATTGCGTCACCTGACGCCTGACTTCAAGGACGCCAGGAGGAGGAATTGCCCGATCGCCTGGCGCTTCAGGCACTGGGTTGTTGGTGCCGAATCCGCGAGAGACTCGGCCGATACAAGGTAACGGTGTCGCCAGCATGGCGTGGCAATGGCGCGACGCTTAACTTGAAAGACCGATTTCCGGCTCCGTGGGCCATACCGGTTCGGCAACTGCCAGGTCGACCGCTTTGACGGCTCGAGTGAAAGCCACCCAGCGCCGGGCCGCCTCTTTCTCGTCGTCCGTCGCGTCCCCGAGCGCCACGGCCATTTGCAGCGGCGCGAGCGCCGTGCCTGCCTGTCTCAACAACGCGTCTCGACGTTGCGTGTTCCCGGCGACGATTTGCGCCGGGGTGGGCGGCAATGGCGGAAGAATCGATGGTTGGCCGGACGCGTCGATCACCAGGCGATTTCCGCTTGCTTGCGCTTCCAGCATGCCGAGCCACTGCTCATTGCTTATCTCGATGACGGGCACGCCCTGCGGAACAGGGCTGTCGATGCTGTCGTAGAACGCAGTGATGTTGCCTTGCGCGTCGAAGGCTGCGAATTTTTGACCCATATGGACTCCTTAGATGCCAAGCGCAAGAAAGTTGACGCCGGATGGCGTCGATCCGCTAATTCGGGCGACGAAATTCGACAGGGTGGGGGTGACCGAAACGGACAGGTATCCGTTAACCTGACCCGACCCGTTCGTGTAGCCGACGCCTGACGTAATGGCGAAAACACGATTCGGAAATGCGATTGGAAAGGGAATCGTATTATCCGCATTGGCGGTGACGACAGCGCCCGTCATCCACTGGATGATCAACCCGCTCGGCAGCCTCTGGTAGCCGCTGGACGCGAGGCTCGCGCCAAACGCAGCCGAATACCGCAGGTTCGCCGTCGTGACTTCGATGTTGATGTTCGCCCCGTCGACGACCAGCGAGATCGCGTCACCGGGATTCAGCTTGACGATCGGGTCCATCAAGATCGACACGGCGACGAACTTCGCCGAGCCATTGATCGCCAGCGTCGTCGCTCCCGCAGCGGTGTAGTTCGCATAGACGGTCAGCCGCATGCCTTCTTTCAGTTCGGCGAAGTTGATCGTCTGGGTCGTTCCGGGGGCGCCGACGTAGACCTGCCCGCCCGCCTGGGCTGCGCCCAAGGTCCCGCTGGTATTCGTGATGTAGGTACCGCGCATGTTGCCGAGCGACTGCTGCACGAACTCGGTCGTCGCAAGCTTCGTGCTGTTGTCGAACTGCGCCGCGGTCTTGCCGTGCATGTTCTGCATTTCCATGTACCAACCGGTCTTCGAATCGGTGGTCAAGGTCAGGCACTGGCACGGCCCGAGCGCAAGCGACGGCATGACGTTGCCTTCCGACAGGATCTTGTCGTTGCCGGCCGCCACGACCGTCACCGTGCTCGGCGTGCCCGTCGAATGGAAAAAGGCAATCGACGATCCCGGCGCCAGGCCGGCAAGCGGCGGCAGCGTCAGCGTATAACCGCCCGGCGCATTGCAGCCGATCAACGCGCCGACATGGCTCGCATCCAGCAACGTGCTCTGCTGGATGGCGATGAACGCGCGACGGCTGCCCAGCGCCCGCTGCACGAACGACGTTGTCGCGAGCTTCGTCGAGTCGTCGAACTGCGCGGCCAGCGGCGCCTGCGGCGCCCCCGTGAAGGCCGGCGAATCGATCGGCGCTTTCAGTCCAAGGTCGCCTGTCTGCGCATCCTGGCGATCCTTCAAAAACCGCGTCCGATTCGCCAACTGCCGTAACGGCACGTTATCGATCCCGTCCGGCCCACCCTCGACCGGATCGGACGTTTCGAACTGACGAATGCCGGGCGCCCAGTTCGCGCTTTCAACCAGATCAGTCATGCGTTGATACTCCCTCTGTTGTACTGGCCGTCGCGATGCGCGAAGCCGTTGTAGCGAATCGGTGCCTCGCGGTAGTCGAGCGACGCGAGCATCGAGCGTCGCGGCGCGTAGCGTTCGAGCACCGCCTTCAGGTTGTCCGCCTGGTCGCGGGTGATCGGCCGCGACAGCTTGACGATGTATTCCGCCCACGCCGTTTCGCGGCCGTGCAGGTGGTCGCCGTTGTACCTGGCCGAACCGTCGCGGCGGCGCACGCGCCGGCCTTCGACGATCGTCACCTCGCCGAAGCCGAGCCGGCGGATCACTTCGCGAATGGCCCACGGCGTGCCGCGCTTCTGGTGCAGCGCGATCGCCGACCGGATCAGCGCGCGGCGCGCATCGTCCGACTCGGCGAGCTCCCACCCGTCGACCGACACTTCGGCCGCGAGATACGGCAGCAACGCCGCCGGGCAGTCGTCCGGGTTCCAGTAGCCGCGCACCGGAACCGGCAGGTCGACGCTCGCGGCGAGCGCCGTCGCGGCGCGCCGCTCGAGCGGCGTCGCATTCGGCGGCAGCAGCTCAGACATAGATGCCGCCGTATTCGATGACGACGTCGACGCAAAACGACGCCTGGGTCGGGCCGATCGGCAGGTCGCCGGCCGGTTCGATCAGCTCCGTCCGCGACAGCCCGGCGGCCTGGCAGACCCCCTTGATCGCCGATTCCGCGACGCCGACGCCGAGTCGGCGCACCTTGTCCGCATACGCGCGGGCGTTCTTCGTCGCCTGCGCGATCAGCACGTCGGCGCCGACCGCCGAGCGCGTGTAGCCCTTCGCGCGGATCCGGTAGCGGACGATCTCGGCCGGGCGCGCGAACACGGTGTCGTTCAGCGGCCGCTGGTCCTCCGCCGCGAGCGCGGCTTCGACCTTGCGGCAGAGCGCATCGTCGGCGGTGCCGTCGCCGTCGCGCGACAGCAGCGTGACGAGTACGTCGCCCGGTCGCGGGCGCGTGGCCTTCGCATCGATCAGGCGGCCGTCGACGGCGAGCGCCTTCGATTCGTACGCGGCGGACGGCCCCGCCACGCTGAAGCCCTGCGGCGCGAGCTGGATGCGGCGGCGCAGCGCGTCGTCGTCCTCGTAGACGGCCGGAAGGTCGTTCGCAGGGTCGGCGGGCGTGACGACGAGCCGCTGGATCCCGAACAGCGCCGCGCGCTGGTCGAGGTCGCTGCCTTGCGCATACGCGAGCATCACGGCGCGCACGGCGTCGTTGATGCGCTGGCGCATCACGAGCTCGCGATAGCAGTTCTCCTGCAGCAGGCGCGCGAGCGGCTCGGATTCGAGCGCCACCGTCGCGGCGATTTCCGGCTGTTCAGGCGTCGGCCAGAGCGCGATCAGCGCGGCCTTGCGGCGCGCATACAGTGTTTCGAAATCGAGTGCGTCGAGCGCATCGGGCGTCGGCAGGCTCGACAGGTCGATGAGCGCGGACGTCGTCATGCGGCACCTCGCTGCGGCACGGCCACCCACGTCAGCGTGTTGCGCGCATCGACCTGCGTATCGTCGACGTGCGTGACGACGCGCTGGCCGTCCGGCCCCGTCGTCACGACGACGCTTTCCGTCAATGCGAGCCGGATCGACAGGTCGGTCGCGCCGGGCTCGCGCGCGATCGCCTCGAAGACGATGCCGCTCGCCTGCGCGGCGGGGTTGGTCACGAGATCGGGCTGGTTCGCGCGCACCCATTCGATCAGCGCGACGAACGGCGGGTCCGTGTCGCCGGTGAAATCGGTGACGAGCACGCGCGCGACGTACCGGTATTCGAAGGACGCGGACAGGGTGCCGGTCGCGGCGATCGTGCCTTGCTCGATGCGCACGCTCAGCTTGTCCGGCGTGGCGCCGAGCGCGGGAACCGCGGCGACGAGCGCGCGCCGCAGGCTGTCGGGTTTATTCATGGGGGCGTGCCTCCGTATTGGCTTGCGCGGCCGGCCGTGCGTTGGCCTGGCATGCCGCGATCATGTCGACTCTCGCCGCGCACGTCGCCCACGCGGCTGTCGCGGTCGTGAGCGCCGCGTCGAGATCACCGTTGGTGCGCGGCGCGAGCGCCGGCAGCGTGCACGGGCTCACCGTCTGGCACGCGTTCGACGTAATCGTCGGCGCCGGTGAGAGCGGGATGGGTTTGCAGGCGGACAACATCGTCAGGCAAAGGAGCGTCGGCCCAGGCGCGAAGCGCGGCGTTTTCATCGGTCAATCTCCGGTTTTCAAGTCGAACGGCATCGAGCTTCGACGCGATCGCGGTTTGCGTGCGGTCGAGCCGGGCCTGCTGTCGGGCTCGGTCGGCGGCGTCCTGCTGCAGGCGCTCGATCGCGCTGTCGCGCTCGGCGAGTGCCTGCTGCGCGCCGGCGAGCTGCTGCCGGGCAGCCGCCAGATCGGCGTGCAGCGCGCGCACGTACAGCACGGCGGCCGCGCAGACGGCAAGCGCGACGAGGCCGGCGGCGAGCTTCGTGGCGGGCTCGCTCATGCGTCGGCCGCCGCCGTTTGCTGCTGCTGCGATGCATACCGGTCGTACACCCGCGCGAGCTTCACGTCGTACAGGTTCGCCGCGTAGTCGGGCCCGTTGTAGCCGCGCGCGAACGCGGCCCAGTTGCGTGCGCGCAGCGCGGCGAGCAGCGCGCGGTCCGCGGCGACGAAGCGCGCGAACGCGTCGAGGTGTTCGGCTTCGCCGCTTTCCATGCGCGCGACGAACTCGTCGACGCTCGCGTAGCCGAGGCGCTGCCAGTGGTAGCCCATCACCTGGAACGCGCCCCAGCTCGCCGATTCCCAGGCCGCGCCGGCGTCGGTCTGTTCGGCCGCGGCGAGGCGCGTGTACTCGGCGACGCCGCCGCGATAGCCGCCGCGCGCGGTCGACACGATGTCGGGCTGGCGGGCCGCGAGCGGCGCCGGATCGATGCCGCGCGCCTGCAGGCGCTTCCAGAAAACGTGACGCTCGAACAGGATCACCGGCCGGCCGTCGGGCAGGAAGCCGGCGCCGCGCGATTCGACTTCGTTCACCGCGCGAATGCAGGCGAGCGGGACGGCGAGCGTGCGGGCCGCGCGCTCGAGGTCGGCGATGCCGAGGTGCTGCGGATCGCGCTGGCCGGTGGCGAGCGCGGCGTAGGTCTTGGGGCCGGCGATCCCGTCGTCGACGAGCCCGGTCTTCCGTTGCAGCGCGATCACGGCGGCTTCGGTTGCGTCGTCATAGACGTGCGTTACCTGCACCGCATAACCGGCGCGGATCAGCCGGCGTTGCAGCAGGCCCACGTCGTCGCCGTGGTCGCCGAGGCGGCGGGTTTTCATCGGTCATTCACTCCGCAGAAGACGCGCGACGTTGCCGCGCGTGCCGTACACGCACACCGCCAGCAGCACCGCGGTGGCCGCTTCGAAGAAGCGGACGGATTGCGCATGCAGCACCAGCTCGATCGATGCGCCGCCCGTCACCGCGACGAGCGCCCACGCGACCCACGACGCATGGCGCCGGTGCCGTGCACCGTTGCGGCGGTAGGTGAGCACGCGCGCGAGCGCGGCGAGGTGCGCGGCGAGTGCGACCAGCGCGAGCGGGAGGTGCATGTCATTCCCCTTTGCGGAACAGCGACAGCAGGTCGAAGGTCTTGACCCGCTCGATCAGCTGCAGCGTGACGGCGATCACGAGGGCGGCCGCGAAGAACCCGGCAACGCCGGTCGAATGGATCGGCGTGGCGCTGACGATTTCCGGCGCGGCGAGATAGCCCATCACGAGCGAGATCAGCAGGTAGGCCGCGCGCCGCGCGGCGCCGATCTCCTTCGACGTGACGACGACGAGCGCGGCGCCCGTGAACGCGCCGATCAGCGCGTTGCCGTCGATGCCGGGCGCGAGGCCGGCGAGCCCGATCGCGGTCGACAGCGCGGCGGCGGTGGTGGTGTTGGGTTCGGCCATGGCGGCGGTTCCAGGGTCAGTCAAACAATTGCAGCAGCGGCTTCGTGCTCGTCACCGTGTCGAGTGCCGGCAGGTAGACGGCCGTGCCGGTCGGCAGTACGACGCCCCGATCGGCGAGCCCGGTGTTCGCTTCGAGCACCGTTTCGACGGTGCCGTCGGTGCGGCCGTAGTAGCGCCAGCACAGCGCGTCGACGGTGTCGCCTTGGAGTGCGCGCACGATCAT